ATAATCATGGGTGGATGCAATTGTAAGGGGGGAAGGAAACAGATAACCAATAACTTGGATTCCCCTGACCATATTCAAGTGGGAAAAAATGTCTTTGATTCAATTATCTCACAGAAGATGATAGAAGACCTCAATGACTTGGATAAGATTGAAATTATGTCCGCATATGGAACTCTGTATCCAAATTCAAGTGCTACACCAAACATAGGTGATGCAATAAATCAGATTAAAACAGCAATTGAGTTATATAATGTCAAATATACAAGAAGATAACGAACCAATCAAAAATCCAGTAGGTAGACCAAGATTGGAACAGACAATGAACCCCGAGTGGTATAAGATGATTATAGATGCTGGTAGGGATGGAAAACACATCACACAATTCCTGATTGATTTGGGGATAAGTTGGGATGGACATCACGCATTATTAAAAAGAAATAAGAAATATTCCGAAGCGTTTCAAGAGTACCAGAAACTTTGTGAACAATGGTGGTTCAATAAGGCTCACGAATCAATGACTGAAAATGAAGGTGCGGGGTTTAATACCAAACTATGGCAGGTAATAATGACAAACAAGTTCAAACAGAATTGGAAATCAGAAAGACACATTGATGTAACCACACAGGGTGAAAAGTTGGAACCTTCAAAGAATCCAATACAGATTGAAATCATAAGAAAAGAAATGGGAAAAGATGATGATACTAACGGGTGATTGTTTTGAGTTAATAAAGACATTGGAAGACAATAGTGTGGATTTGGTGATTACATCACCACCCTATGCTGATATTGTTAATTACGGAAAGAATATATCCATTAAGAAATCAAATGAATATGTGGATTGGATATTACCCCTATTCAATGAAATACATAGGGTTCTTAAACCATCAGGTTCATTTATTCTTAACATAAATGATAACTGTGATAAGGGGTATAGAAACACCTTTATCTATGAATTGATTTATAGGAACTCAAAGGAAACATCACTTAAATTATATGATACCTACATCTGGCACAAGATGAACGGAATACCCAATGGGTCAACTAAAAGGTTTAGAAACAACACGGAGTTCATATTTCATTTCTGTAAGGATTCCAAACAGATGAAATTCTATATGGACCGAGCGTTAATGGACCCAAAAGAAAGTTATAGTAAAAGATTTGATGGTGTAACATCATTTGAACAGAATGAAATTACAGATGGAAAAAGACCAATAGTTAAAATAAGAAAGACAAATAAACAAGTTGATTCAACAGGGTCAAGTTGTGATGAGTTTGTAACAAGAGTTGTTCCTGATAAAGTTAGACCTGATAATGTATTCAGGTTTCCAACAGCAGGAGCAGCAAGGGATAATAGTATAAGACACCCCGCACCATATCACAAAGAATTACCCACATATTTCATCAATTTACTAACAGATGAAGGTGATGTAGTCCTTGATGTATTCAGTGGAATAGGGACCACAGGAATGAGTTGTAAGGACCTAAACAGACAATACATCGGTATGGAACTTAATGAGAAATACGCAGAGTTCAGTAAGAAAAGAATAAGTGGTGAAGAATTGGAAGAATGGTTGGTATGTCAATATGACATGAACGATAACCTGATTGCCTGTTACAAGAATAGGGACGAAGCATCAAAAGCAACTGGTGTGGAATCAGGTGATATAATGAGAACCTACAACAGAACCAAGTTTGAAAGTAGGGGGGGGTTTAAATGGAAATTAAAACAAAAATTATGATAGAACAACATTTATACAATGGAGATAGTGCGGAGGTACTTAAACAACTCAAAGATAATAGTGTGGATTTATTAGCCACTGACCCACCATATGGATTATCCTTTATGGGTAAAGATTGGGATAAGGTATTACCTCCAACGGATATTTGGGATGAGTGTTACAGGGTATTAAAACCTGGTTCATTTATAGCGGTGATGAGTAGTCCCCGTAGTGATGTGTTGTATAGGATGATAAAGGACTTGGAAGATGCGGGGTTTGATATGAGTTTCAGTCCAATTATGTGGACTTATCATAGTGGGTTTCCAAAAGCATCAGACACAAGTAAAATGATTGATAAAAGATTGGGAGCGGAGCGTGAGGTTGTTGGTAAAGGTAAAGGAGCGGCAACATCAAATACTAATTCACTTGGTGTGTATAATAATGAATATGATGAAACAGAACCATCAACAGACCTGGCTAAAAAGTATGAAGGTAGTAAATTAGGTTTCCAACCAAAACCTGCCGTGGAACATATCATTATTGGTATGAAACCACACGGGTCAAAAAGTTATATTGATAATGTATTAAACTTTGAGGCATTACCTGATAATATCAAAATGACTTATCCATTTATTCAAGTTCCAAAACCAGCAAAGAAGGAAAAGGATTTGGGTATGATGGGTGAAGAAAAACAAATCTACACAGATGAAAATGGTAAGTTTGGTTATGGTAATACCAATGGTGATAATTTTGGTGATAGGATTGAAAATGTTAAAAGAAAGAACATACACCCAACAACCAAACCTGTTAAACTAATGTCCTACATCATCACCTTATTCACAAGGGAAGGGGATTGGGTAATTGACCCGTTCTTGGGTAGTGGAACAACTGGTTTAGCATCAAAACTTATCAACAGACATTTTGTCGGTATAGAAAGGGAAAAAGAATACTTTGATATATGTGAGGAAAGATTATCTGTATCAAGGGAAGAATTGGTAAAGTTCTTTAAGGAAACCAAAGACACACAGACAAAGTTGGACTTATGAAATATTCCAAAGGTATAATGTGGTTGGATGATACAAGGATACCATTTGTTGATAGTGATAAAGAAACCATCAACTTTGATAGACCAAGAATAAGGGAAAAGAAAGATGAGTGGATAATGTCTGGTGGTAAAAGATGGGATGACCCTGATGTTAAAGAATATAATACTCAAGGTAGATTTACACCAAACTTACTGGTATGTGATGATATGTTAAATGATGGTGTTATTACAAAACAAAGTAAAAGAACCTACAAACCCACAGAACATACTGGTTCTTTATTTGGTAATAGTCCCCAAGCACACGGAATAGGAATTGGTGATAGTGGTTCATCATCAAGATACTACGACCTTGATAAATGGTTTGATAAAGTTATAGATGAAACACAGTAAAGGGATTTGTTGGTTGGATGATACAAGGATTCCTACAAATTGGGAGGAGGAAAGACCCCCAAGTTGGTTTAATAGTGGTAAATCACAAAGTGGGGAACCAACTTATGGTGGAAACTTAAAGAGTTTAACAACATCAACAATAGGTGAAAGGTTAAATACTCAAGGTAGATTTACACCTAATCTACTGGTATGTGATGACATGTTAAATGATGGTATCAAACCAAACAAGGGTCATAGGAGTAAATCAAAGGTTACTGGTTATGGTGAGTTTGGTGGGGGTAAAAGTGAGTATCACGGAATAGGTGAATATATGGAAGTTGATAGTAAGAGTAGATACTACGACCTTGATAAATGGTTTGATAAAGTTATAGACAACTTATGAAGATATCCACAACAATAGTATTTGAGGAATTATTAAAGTCAGATGAACTTGGTAAAAGGATTGTGGTTGCACAAGGGGGTTCTCGTTCAGGTAAGACATTTAATATCCTAATCTATTGGGTGTATAAATTACTTCAAGAGCAAAACAAAACATTATCCATTGTAAGAAAAACATTACCATCATTAAAGAACTCCGTATTAAAGGATTTAATTCAGGTATTGGAAATGTTTGAGATGTATGACCCAACCAAATTACACAAACAAGAGGGTTATTATGAGTTAGGTTCAAACATAATCAACTGGATGAGTGTTGATGAACCACAGAAGATTAGAGGGGTTAAAAGGGATTATTTATATTGTAACGAATCCAATGAATTAAAGATTGAAGATTGGAATCAGTTAATCTTTAGAACAGCAGATAAAATCATTTGTGATTTAAACCCATCAGAATTATCATCTTGGGTGTATGACTTACAAGACAGGGATGATTGTTATTACTTTAAAACAACTTGGCGTGATAATCCATTTGTGGATAAAAACATTATCAAGGAACTTGAATCACTTAAAGACAAAGATGAAAACTTATACCGAATCTACAATATGGGTGAGAAGGGACTTGCAACCCAATTGGTATTCACCAAGTACAACACCATTGAACATATACCTGAAGGATTAAAACTACTTGGTAGGGGAATGGACTTTGGATATAATTCACCCACAGCATTTGTTGAGGTGTATAAAGATGAAGACAACCTTTATTTCAAGGAACTCTTATATGTTAAGGGTATGACAATGCCTGATATTGTTCATAAGTTAGATGGACTTGGAATAGATAAGACAGATACAATCTGGTGTGATTCTGCATCCCCACAGAATATTGAAGATTTAAAAAGGAATAGATGGAATGCAAAGCCAGTAAATAAGAAATCCATCCTTCACGGAATTGATTTAATAAGAAGACACCATATCTTTATTGAAGGTTCTTCAAAGAATATCATTAGTGAATTTGGTTCTTATAGATTTAAAGAAGATAAAGATGGAAACCTTCTTGATACACCTGAAGATGATAATAATCACACGATTGACAG